GTTTTGTGTCATTATAGTTCGGCTATCTACGGACATTATGAGGCGGTAAAAGCAAGAAAGAGCCTTTTTAAACTCTTTTTCGCCTTCAACTCCAATTTTTAAGCCAAAGTTGTCTGCCACAATCTTTCACCTCTTTCCTTAGGTAAGTCCATCCGGGATTATATCTTCTATAAATAGATCAGCTTTAGGATGAGAAATCCCGATAAACTGTCGGTGGCATTCCCATAGATCTAAAAGAAAGCCAATAGGTGTTAGCCAGGCTTCTTCTTCGGAACGGTTTAAATGAACCGTTGCGTAATATAAAAGTCGGGTAAACAGCTCGTTATCGTTTACCCGACTTTGACGTTTTTTGATTTTGATACTCCAGTAGAGTTTTCTTCGCTTTCAATCTCACGTTTTGTTCCCTTAAACATTGCATCCGTAATGGCTGATTTGTATGCTGTTAATTCTAAGGGCGTGGTTAAAAGCTCGACTTCTTCTTCGCTGAGTAGTGTTTTGGGTACATCCTTATTTTTTAGGTTATGAATCAATATCGACTGATTTGCCAGCAATGTGATCAACCAAATAATCTCATCAAGTGCCATCTCGAAATTTTCTGTCTTCATAAGTTTCTCTCCGAGATTTTCCAACCCGCCATATCTTTTAGCAATTTCTTTAGTAGCACGTGTTGTGAGAATTAATTCATATTCAATATCTCCTATGCGAATAAAAGAACTTCTATCCTTGTCCATAAATTACACCCCCGCAGCATAAACGGGTTCATACACTTGGGTGTACCAACCAGTAATTACTGAAGCCGGAACACTGGCATCGCCCTCTGTCATTTCAGCCTTCCAAGGATGCTTACCGTTACCATCCAGCTTGTTTCTGCGCATGACTGTTCCTTCAATAGTAGGCGTAGAAAAAGTGATGGAGTCGCCTTTGGTTTGCAGATTGGTCGCCGGAAGCCCAAACTTCACACGGTAGAGCCAAAAATAACGGTACCTGCCATCTGCCTTCTGTGCTCGAAAGCCCACCGCAACAGGAGCGCCTGCACTTTCACTGGCAGATATTAGTACTCCGTTATCGTCTGTACTAGCGCCAGTTAAATCCGTAGCAGCACTTATACCTATATCATCCACACTAAGCGATAGCTTCCCACTCTTGAAATCTTTGATTACTTCAGCAGCACCGTCATCTGCATATAGTACCGCCTCAGTCAATTCAACAGACAAATCTGCTTTGATGGCTTTTGCCAAAACCGCAGGCAACCCGTAGGTTTCTTCGCCGTTCTCATCCTCTGTTATTTTTGAATAGTAGAGTTTATCTAATCCGATTGTAGCCATTTTTTTTATTCCTCCAATTTGTAGTTTTTCGCCACATCAATGGCGTAATGGAAATAGCCGGTGTCATCCTCATGTCCAATGTACCGGCGGTCGGTTATTATAAAATCCGCATCCAAGAGGATACGGACAATTTGGTTTTTGAGAGCTGTGTAACTTCCTTTGTCAAACAGGGATATCCTTGCCTCCTGGATTTCATGTCGTGGTTTATCATCGGTATAAAGCTCGAACGTATCCACCATCGGCGTGATCACAGCGTATCGATTTGGTGCAGGATCTGAAAACACACCCGTTTCCACAGGAATGATCGCTGAGATGAGGCTGTTCATTTCACTAAGAAGACTCATATTTTTCGGACCTCCTCTTCAAATCTCGCGATCATCGCATCAACACAGGCCTTTCTACTTGCTGTTTTTGCGGGCTTCAGAAAAGGTTTAGGCGGTTGTCCATGTTTGCCATATTCCAAAACACTTGCAACCATCGCATTGCTTTTACCTTCCTTTCGAGGTTCAGAAAAACCAACCTTGACGTTGAAATTTCCGTCCCTATCTTGTCTGGCAGAGGAAATACCAAGGGCTGAAACGAGCTCACCAGTGGATCTGCTTTCTTCCTTCGTACCATTTCCAATAACACTCTGGAGATTGCTTTTTACTTTTACCTCGACTACCTCCCCTCCTGCTTTCAGTACGCGGGGGATAATTTCATCTGTTTTCTCGCCAAGCTGTGAGATCTTCATCAGGAAGTCATCTGGCATTTTAAATATTGCTTTAGCCACCGGGTTTCACCTCCTTTGCAAGTACCTCAATATACATGCCGCGTCCTTTGATGTCCTCCACCGAGGTGATTTCAAAACGACCTTCTTTGTTCATTACAACCATATCGGTTGTGATAGTAATATTAGGGATTTTACGTAAACGGAAAAGGTCGGTGGCTTCAGAGAAGGTGGCTCTATTTGCCCATTTTTCGTTACCGTGCCGACCCTCCCGATACGCTTTGACAGAGGCGATGATATTGTCGATTTCCGATCGAAAACCCTCCGGATCTTTCGTAGTCACTTTTTCAACGATGTCAATAAAGGTGTTCATCTTTCCATAGCTCATAATCACACCTTCCAATCCCGGTCCAGCCGAAGTAAAAGGTTGACCGTATTCCACACTTGTTGTCCAGCCTGGACATTGTCTGCAAAAAAGCCACCCGTGCTGCCGTCCCTTGATTCATAAAAATGGGACGACAGCATGATAACGGCTTGCTCTGTGGTGGGTGGCATTGCGTTTTCGGTGTAGTTGTTTTCGGGTAAATGCTGATAGCTCTCGGCATACCTAATGGCAGCGGTGATGTACATCTGCAATAGCTCATCATCCGCCGAATGCTCAAGGATGAGGTTTGCTTTAACTTTTTCGAGCAGTGTCATACCGTCACCATCCTTTCATCGTTTCTAACTATCAGCCGCCATCAATCCGGCAGCCTTTAGTTTTGCCAGCAGCGCATTGAAATCAACAACGAGTCCGGCAATGGTTGTAGCGGTTGAATCTGACTGGTTTTCAGCCGGAGTGAACTGTGTAGGGAGCCCCGTTACCGAAGCTCCCTCTTTTATTTCGAGCGTACCGCTAATGACTGTTTTTTCTCCACCTTGCTCGGTGTAGTTTTTTACGTTATAGCTCATGATGCACCTCCGTTAGGCTTTCTGCTGGAGCACCTTGATGGCCTCCGGCAGAATCAATTTTCCATCAATGCGCTGAGTTGCAACAAAGCCTACCTGACCGGTAGCAGCATAGAGCTCGTTAAGTCTCTTGAAAACACGACCCTGACGATCGGCGACCCAGTAATAACCAAAATCACCGAACACGACCGTCTTTGCTGTCGATGCAATCGCAGGTACGTAAGCCGAAGTGTACAGCGGTCTGTTCAAAATGGTGTCCGGTGTACCGGCCTGTAGTGACGGCTGCCAGAGGTATTGTCCCTGACCGTCCTTCAGCTTGCGGATCGCTTTAACAGTGGCATCGTTCATAACGAACACCGCTTTGTTTCGGTACGGTGCTTTAAGGGAGTAGAACAGGTCAAGCACCTCGTCGATGGTGATGGCTGTAGCGCTCGCAGTGGTTACACCGAGTTGTGCACCTCCGGTAGCAGCAAGGATGCCGGTAGGTTTACCGGAGCCGTCGCCAGTGAAGAATGCATCTTCTTCCTTGTTGCCGATACGTCTGGCGAACTCTTTTGCAATGTAGGTTTCAAGATTAAATACGCTGTCGTTAAGCAGCTCTTCAGAAACCTTGATCATTGTTCCTAGCTTATAAGCTCCGATGGACACCTGTCCAAAGCTGTCATCGCTTTCCGGGATTGCACCTTCCTCGTCGATCCAGGATGCTGTGCCCTTGGATGCTACAACTGGGATTTTTCGGTCGCCGGAAGAAGTGGTTATGACATTAGCCAACCTTCTGAAAATGTTCTCATCATCGAGAGCTTCCACAAGGGTACGCTCAAATTCATCCGGCACAAGGTAGCCGCCTTCAGTATCGGTGCCGATCTGAAGCGCATTTCTGATAACAGGATCAAGTCCTTCACCAGAGCGGGCACGCATAGCATTCCAGAATGCTTTCCTGTACTCATCGGAAGCTCTGCCGCTTCTGGTCTCCGTGCCTGGAAGTGTAGGTCTACCCGTAAGAGGTGTGTTCAGGGGCTTTGAAAGCTCACGGTCGAGGGCTTCCTGCTTTTCCAGACGGTCGATTTCATTACCGAGTGCGACCACATCAGCCTCCATCTTGTCATAAATGGCGGTATCCTCAGCTGAAACGATGCCGTCCGCACCACGTTTGGTATCGAGAAAAGCCTTAGCTGTTTCCCATGCTTTTGCGCGTTTTTCACGCAGTTCAAGAATTTTGTTCATAGTATTTCCTCCTCAAAATTAGTGTTGAATTAAAGAGAGCCGCTTCTCCAGCGACTCGATCGGTGTACCTGTTTGTTGTTTAGGTAGCTTGGGTTTTACCTTATCCAGCAGAGAGTTGGTAACGGCTCTGCGGCTGAAAGCGTAGGTAAAGTCCTCGGTCTGAAGACGTTTCTTTTCGTCGTCCAGAATGCCGTCTGCAAAGCCAAGCTCGATGGCTTTCTTTGCATTGAGCCATGTTTCCGCATCCATTAAGTGGGACAGCTTTGCCCGCGACTGGCCTGTTTTGATCTCGTAGGCGTTGATGATGCTTTCCTTAACCTCCGAGAGCATGGAGATGGCCTTTTGCATTTCCTCGCTGTCGCCGATTGCCACGGTCAGCGGGTTATGCACCATCATGAGAGCAGTCGGTGCCATCAGTACGGTCGTTCCGGCCATAGCGATTACGGATGCAGCAGATGCTGCGATACCATCGATCTTGACGGTGACCTTACCTTTATAATCCATGAGCATGGTATAGATCTGACTTGCCGCAATGCAGTCGCCGCCGGGAGAGTTTAGCCAAATAACAATATCACCCTCACCGGAAGTCAAATCCGCTTTAAATGCCTTAGGGGTGACATCATCGTCAAACCATGACTCTTCGGCAATCACGCCGTCAAGGTAGAGCGTTCGGACGCTGGTATTATCATCTCGCGCCCAGTTCCAAAATTTCTTCATTCGTTTTCCTCCGTTTCTTTTATATTTGCGAACGCACCTGCGTCCTGCAGTTTAGTCATCGCGCCGTTGATCAGGTAGAGGTCGCCACCGATCTCTGCCGGGATGCGATCCAGATTCTCAAGCTCCCTGATGTCGTTAGCGCTCATCCATCCGTTCTGACGTGCGGTAGCGTAACCGCTCATTCGGCTTACATAGTCGCCTCGAAGCAGCCCGTCCACATTGAACTTTATAAACATCTTCGGTTTTTCGCTCTCCATGAGTAAGGCGCGGCACATAGATTGTTCCCATCGCACTACCCAAGGATCAAGTGTGTATTTGACGAACTCTAACGATTGCTGTTCGATGTTTGAAAAAGACGATTTTTCAAGGTCAGCCAACATGTGAGGTGGCACCCTGAAAATACGGGCGATCTCATTGATCTGAAATTTTCTTGTCTCCAGAAATTGAGCCTGTTCCGGTGATATCCCGATGGGTTGATACTTCATTCCTTCTTCTAGAACAGCTACCCGGTGCGAGTTCCCGCTCCCCTGATAAGCTGCGTTCCAGGACTCCTTAATTTTTTGCGGGTCCTTGATGGTACCGGGGTGTTCCAGAACTCCGCCCGGAGCAGCACCGTTCGCGAAGAATTTTGCACCGTATTCCTCTGTAGCAATGGCCAGTCCCACGGCATTTTTCGCCATCGCAATGGGAGAGTAACCAACCAGACCGTCAAAGCCGAGGCCAGGAATATGAAGAACGTCCGTGGGAGACAGATAGACTTGACTGTCCTTACCAAGGGAGGGAATATCCTCGTTACTGCGCTGGTACAAATAGAAAAGCCGACCGTTTGAATCACGATCGACTGTCATTTTGTTTGGCATCAGCGGATAAAGCGCAACGACGTCGCCACGGGCGTTTCTAATGATCTGCGCGTAGGCGTTCCCCCACAATAAAAGATGACTCATCAGCGTTTCTCTAAACGCAAAGGAAGTCATCTCAGGATTCGGCTCGTCATGAAGCAGCTTGTACAGTGGGTGTTTGAGGTATTTTTCCTTGCCTCCAGAATCGTTATATTGATAGATATGGAGCGGAAGCCCCGCCAGTGTTTCAGATAATATCCTCACGCAGCTGTACACTGCTGTCATTTGCATGGCCGTCTGCTCATTGACCGGTTTGCCCGCGCTGGTGCTTCCGAAAAAGAAGCTGTAGCGACTGCCACCAAGGGCATCTTTAGGCTTGTCGCGCGCCTTGAATATTCCTTGAAGTATTCCCATAGACATCACTCTCCTTTACTAAAAAACAAGCAGGCCACGATCGTCATAGACCGAAGCGCCACTTTCATTGCCGCATCTAATCGCCCGATCAAGCGCCATAATGGTGGCGACTGCGCCGTCGATTTTCTCGGTGGATTTCTCTTTGTCTGCTTTGATATTGCCTGCCGGATCGGTGCGGATAAAGATGTTGTCCATCATCCAGCGCAGGACCGGGTGACCGCCATGGGCAAGCTTTTGTTCCAAAGTTAGCTTCATCAGTTCTTTGGTTGGCGGGCTCATATCCTTGAAGCCCTGACCGAAAGGAACGACTGTGAAGCCCATACCCTCAAGGTTCTGGACCATCTGTACAGCACCCCAGCGGTCAAAGGCGATTTCGCGGATGTTGTATTTCGTACCCAGCTCCTCAATAAAGCTCTCAATGAAGCCATAGTGGACCACATTGCCTTCGGTGGTTAAAAGGTAACCTTGCTTTTTCCAGACATCATAATTCACATGGTCACGCCGCACACGCAAATCGATGTTGTCCTCAGGTATCCAGAAGAACGGTAGAACGACAAACTTGTCATCTTCGTCCAGTGGCGGGAATACCAGGACAAAAGCAGTAATGTCGGTGGAAGAGGAAAGGTCAAGCCCACCGTAGCAAACCCGTCCCCGTAAAGCTTCTGGGTCGACCGCAAAAGCGCAGGCATCCCATTTGTCCATCGGCATCCAGCGTACAGCTTGTTTGACCCATTGGTTCAAGCGAAGCTGCCTGAAGCTATTCTCCTCGGCGGGATTTTGGCGGGCTGACTCAAAGGCCGCCTTGACCTTATCTAGGCCGACTGTAATACCGAGGGAGGGATTGGCTTTTTTCCACACCTTTGGATCTGTCCAGTCATCCTCTTGTGCAGCACCATATATGATCGGATAGAAGGTCGGGTCATGTTTTCTACCGTCGATGATATCCAGCGCCTTCTGATGAACCTCCCAGCAGATGCTGTTCTGATTGTCTCCGGCGGTGGTAATTAAAAAATAGAGCGGCTGCATCCTCGCATCGCCGCTGCCTTTGGTCATAACGTCGTAGAGCTTTCGGTTTGGCTGGGTATGAAGTTCATCGAACACCACACCGTGGGTATTGAAACCGTGCTTGTTGCCAACATCGGCAGACAGCACCTGATAAATGCTCCCGGTCGGTAAATAAGCAAGACGTTTCATGGAATCAAGAATCTTGACACGTTTCGCAAGCGCCGGACACATCCGCACCATATCCGCTGCGACGTTAAAGACGATAGACGCCTGATTGCGATCAGCGGCGCAGCCGTAGACCTCGGCGCGTTCCTCATTGTCGCCACAAGTCAGCAGTAGAGCAACCGCAGCGGCGAGCTCTGATTTGCCCATCTTCTTTGGTATTTCTACATACGCTGTGTTGAACTGTCGATAGCCGTTGGGCTTGATGGTGCCAAAGATGTCTCGAATAATCTGCTCCTGCCAGTCAATCAGCTCAAAAGGCTTACCGGCCCAGGTTCCCTTGGTGTGGGAGAGCGCCTCAATAAAGGACACGGCGTAATCGGCCAGAGCCTTGTCATAGATTGAATCCGATGCTTTAAATCGGGTGGGTTTATATTTCTTCAATTTTCTGATACGCCGTCACCTCCTTTGGCAGGGCATAAAAAATACAGCCCATCATGGCTGCATAACGAGGAACAGAGCCGGTCGGCTCATGTCCCAAGAAGCTGAAGTTTGTTTGTGTTAGCTATTTTCCTTATGCAGCAGGAGTTCAAGGGCAAGCTGCGTGTCTGGGTCGGAGGGGTCTACATCCCAACCTCTGTCGTAGTTGCATACGACCTTACCATCACGCTTAAGCATCAGCTTGCTGATCCTGCCGCTTTCGATTCCAAACTGGGAACCTTCCTCGTAAACCTTTATCCA